TGTGGATGATGCGAACGAACGTGTCGGTGTGGGAACGGCGTCACCTGAGGTTCCTTTGCATGTTGAGGGAGGCACTGATGCCGCACTGACCGCTGGTTCAGGATATTTGCAGGTGGGGGAAACAACGGGCGACAACATTGTTATTGACGGCAACGAGATACTTGCCAGAAATAACGGTTCAAAAGACACCCTGTTTATGCAAAACGAAGGCGACTATGTTTACATCGGGTCGAATGTAACGGGGACACGTTCTACCGAGAGTTTGCGTATCCAGTCTGGTATTCGTGGACAGTTGCCATCAACGAATGGAAGCAACCAACTCATTCATCTCTACAACAATGTGAACATCGGCTTTCCGACTGGGTGGGGAGGTCAGGACGCACCCCAATACGGCCTGCATGTTTATGGTGCGATAACGACCAGCACGCACCCGATGTTTGTTGCCCGGTCAGATGTCAATAATCAAGAGCCGACATCGACGACACAAATTAACTATGCGGCTACTACCGCTAATCGTGGTAATCATTACAACACTTCAACAAGCACGTTTACGGCTCCGCTTGATGGTGTGTACGAATTCAACTTGCGCTGGTGGTTTAAGCAGTCTACAACGGGAACGGCTTACGTTTATTTGTATGTGAATGGCGCAGTGTATGGCGAGTACAGGAAGTCACGACCCACTGCGATGACAGATTACGAGCAATGCTATGTCAGTTGGAAGGTTGCGCTTTCGGCCAATGACGCTGTTCACATCAGAGCGAATGGCACGTCAAATGGGACGTTTCATTCGTCGTCCACGAATCGCTATTCAGAGTTCAGCGGAATGCTTCTCGGATAAGGAAACATTATGGCTACATACACAGTTACGTTGACAGACGCAGAGGACAAGGCTCTTCGGCATGTTGCGTTGGAACCCCAAGAGTGGATTGACAACGCAGTTCATAACAGGTGCCGAATTGCTATGGATGAAATTTACAACGCTGAGGTTGAGCGTATGGTTGCTGATCCTGACATCACTACGATCCCTGCTGATAAAGACGCAGTGATTCTTGAGGCTAATGTCTTGTCTGCCGCAGAACGTCTAGCGGTAACCGAAACAGAAGAAGTGAGTAATGGCGACTAATTTCCCGTCGTCGTTGGATTCGTTCTCGAATCCGTCTGCTACTGATGCGATGGATTCTGCGACGGTTCCTCATGCCGATCAGCACGCCAATGTGAATGATGCGGTTGAGGCGTTGCAGGCAAAGGTGGGTGTAGATGGTTCTGCTGTTGCTGGGTCATTGGATTATCAGGTTGCGAATCAGGGTTTGACGCTAGTAAAAACACAGACGGTCGGTAGCGGTGTGTCGTCTGTGACTGTCACCGATGCGTTCTCTGCGACGTTTGACAACTACGAAATAATCATGTCCGGTGGTACACAGACGGCCACGACAGATGTCAAGTTGAAGTTGGGTTCGTCGTCAACTGGCTATTACGGATTTTTGACATATGGAAGTGCCACAAGTTCCACAGTCAATGGGGCTACAAGAAACAATGCAACTCAGTTCAACTGGGTTGGTGGCCCGTCAGGAGCAGGACAGGCGACACATGCTTCCTTTCAACTCTTTGCTCCTTATCTTTCTATGTACACGAAGATAAGGAACGCTGGTTATCAGAACGGTAGCAACTATGGAACGATGCAGGGAGAGCACAGAGTTGCCTCAAGTTACACATCGTTTGAGTTGTATATAGACACTGGACTATTGTCAGGCGGCGCGATCAGAGTGTATGGGTACAACAATGGCTGAGTGGACTAGAGAAGAACTAGAAGCCCTGTACCCTGACGGCTCAGTGTCAGTACAGGTTGACGACACCGTTACCGTGATGTCTACCGCTGAGTGGTCGGCGTGGATTGACGCACAAGTAGGCACGGAGAAAATATCAGAGGGGCCGTAAATGGCACGCCTTTACGAATCCTCCAGCGATTACGGCGAACACTTAACGTACGCCGGTGATCCGGTTGATGTAGATATTTACGACTCAGAGTTCGGGTATGACCGGGCAGAGTTGTCGTATGACGGTGATCCGATTGACGTGGATCAGGGGTATGCGTCGCCAAACATTTCGTATGGTGATGGGTCACAGGGTTATAACGGGTCTGTCACTGTTGCCACGACCGCTACAGGCGCAGGAACCGGGACATCTACCACGACAGGTGTCCGTGTAGCGTTCCGCACAGCAACAGGTTCAGGCACAGGAACCGAAACAGCAACAGGTGTCCATATTGCGCCACGTACCGCTACAGGTACAGGCAACGGGGCATCCACCGCCAGCGGACTCCATATTGCGCCACGAACCGCCACAGGTACAGGGGCAGGCAGTTCGTCTGCGACAGGTTTACGCACGTCGCTTACTACCGCAACCGGCGCAGGCGGGGCCACGACGGGTGACACAGCGACAGGTTTACATATTGCGCCTCGTACGGCCACGGGTTCAGGTGCAGGCACGTCTGCCATTACAGGGGTGCATGTTGCTCCTCGTACTGCGACCGGCACAGGTGCAGGTGCGTCTAGTTCGACAGGTGTTCGTATTGTTCTGCGGTCTGCTACTGGATCTGGCACCGGCACATCTGTCAACACGACGCTTCACAGCCATCTGCGTACCGCTACCGGCACAGGTACGGGCACGTCTAACAATGCGGTGTTGCACAAACTGTTACGCACCGGCTATGGATCTGGTGGCGCCACGACAGGTGACACAGCGGTCGGGTTGCACACCCATCTGCGTACAGCAACAGGTACAGGTGACGGCACATCATCTACGACGGGTGTACGCATCACGTTTACGACGGGCACAGGTGCAGGCACATCTAGTTCTGCCAGCATCGGCGCACAAATCATTCGTAAAGCTGCGACTGGGGAAGGCACCAGCACCGAAGCAATCGTGCATCGCCGGGAGCATTTGCGGGTTACGACAAGCGCAGGGCAAGGAACACAGGAATGTGTCGGTGCCCGCATTGAACGGCGCACAGGCACAGGCGTGGGTCAAGGCGCAGACATTCCGGGTGCGTGGATTAAGAGCCTGATTTTCCGTCCACCAGCGGAAGCCGATTTCCCGTGGGCAACATATCGTTCTAACACTCCAGCGAACCGCTTGTTTTCTAGGGTTGAGCCGGGTGCCCGCAGGTTGAATGTGTACAAGTTGCAGGACGGCACGTACACTTCGGTTGATCCACGGAACGACAATTCGGTGGTGAAAACGTATTTTGGTGGGCACAACAATTTTGTGTCGGAGGAAGAAAAAGCCGATCTTGTTGCGGCTGGGTTTGAGGTGACCTGATGGCAATATTTACACCACCTACAGATGACTTGCATTTCTTCAACGATTTCGATATTGAGGTGCCGTTAACTGAGGAGAAACGGTTGGCGTACAGATTTCTACGTCATTTCAAGGGGAATCCTCGGGGGCGTAACGTGTACAAACTGGTTGACGGTACATATGTGGAGTCGAAACCGTTTGATATATCGCTGATTGATGTGACATATCAGGGTGGTCATCGCCATCAAGTGTCACCGGATGAGGTCACATCTCTCGTTGATGCTGGTTACGGCGACTATATTGAGGGTTCGTGAAGCACCAAGAAGTTCATCCTCATCTTGACGTTGACGGCTGTTTCGGTTGTCGTGTTGCTGGTGTGTCGTTCGCAGCTTCGGCTATGCCGTCTCGGAAAGCGGACAGTAACCGTATTGATGCTACGGAACGGCAGTGGTCAACAGATATGGATGCGTATAAGCGGTTGAAGCGGGATGGTTTGCAGCCTGCACAGATTGATGGTGCACGAAATATTGAGCAGAAGGCGACGCATCGCTCACAGGTTGAGACGGGTATCTTGTAGTAGGATCGGCGCATGGCTATGTATCGGGGTATGGAAGTGACAAACAATGCCGTATAGCAAGAAACCTAAGTCGAAGAAGAAGGCCCCCGCTGGGTATCACTACATGCCTGACGGCAGGTTGATGAAAGATTCAGACATGAAGAGGCGCAAAAAGAAATGACTACGGCAGGTCAACTTATTGACCGTGTAACTGCTGAACTGTTAGCGGGAACGGTGGAGGAACGCAACAAGCTTGCGTCCACAGTCACGGATGCTGATGAGTCGTTGACGTTTACTTATCCGCTGTCAGGGCTACGTGAAGGCTCAATGTTTGAGATTGATTCGGAGCAGTTTTATGTTTGGACAACTAACTCTTCTGCCAAGTCTGCTGTTATTGAGCGTGGCTTTAACGGCAGTACCTCAACGGCGCATGATGCTGGTGCGATCGCAACGGTAAACCCACGGTTCCCTCGGGCACGGGTGTTACAGCAGTTGAACGCTGATCTTGCTGATCTTTCGTCACCGTTAAACGGTTTGTTTCAAGTGAAAACGGTGGACGTTGCGTATAACGGGTCTGACCGGATGGTCGATATTACGGGCGCAACCGACGTACAGAACATTATTGATGTGCGTTACCGTTATCTTGCTGATGACTACCCGATCCTGAGGGATGTCCGACTGTTGTCTGATATGCCGACCGCTGATTTCCCGTCAGGGTTTGCGTTGGCGTTTGATACTGCTGTGCGTGGTGGCACTATCCGCATCGTGTACAGGGCACCGTACAGTTCGTTCACAGCAGAAACAGACACGGTGACTGATGTTGGCGGGTCAGAGTATCTGGATGACGTGTTGACGTTAGGAGCACAAATCAGGTTGATGGCTGGCCGAGAAATTAAACGTAACTTCACTGAGTCGCAGGGTGATACTCGTCGTGCTGAAGAGGTGCCGTCTGGTGGTGTTGCAAACTCTATGTTGCAGTTACAGCGTTTGCGTCGTGATCGTGTGACAGCAGAAGCGGCACGCCTGAACAGGCATTACCCGTTGCGTATCCGAAAGTAGACAGCGATGCCGCTGAACACTTACTCTGCTCCGTTCACGGGCGGGATACCGTTTTATACAGGTATTTCTGGGTCGTCGGATCTTGTTCCGCACATTTTCCCTGTTGCTATTAATGGCCGTCCGTACATGCTGGACACTGCGTCAGGCCGGTATGCCCGCACGTTTGAGGCACGGCTACGTGATTCGGTTGACCAGTCGGATGTGCCGGGTGAAGCGGCGATTAACCCGCAGGGGTTGTGGCGTAGAGGTCAGTCGTCGTGGCATTACGGCTTCAACCAGAAGTACGGTGATTTGCCTGACAGCAATGTGGAACGGTTTGAGTCGTCGCTTGGTGTGGATGTGTGGACTGAGGGCGAACTGACGTTGTTGAACGATGTGTCGTTGTCGTCTGCGTCTACGAACACGAACCTGTTTCTTGGTGTAGTTGGTGACGAGCTGTGGCACACCGATGGTTCTGATGTGAAGTACAGCACCGATCCGTTTGCTGCGTCTCCGACGTGGACGACGGTTGCGGCGGGTGGCACGATCCGTGATTTTGTTACTACTGGCGGTGACGGGTATGTCACTGTTGCTGGTACGGGTAGCACAACTGGTGTCGTGAAGATTGATGGCAACACGAAAGCTGTGACGAATGTGTCGCATGGCGTGCAGTTCGGTGCGATTGGCTATGCAAAAGGCCGTATTGTTGCGGGCGGTTATGACACCAGCGATTTATGGTTTGATCCGGGCGGGACTAACCCGCCATCAAATAACCCGACTGCTGATTTCACGCATCCTGATAGCAAGTTCCGGTGGGTCGGGTTCGCTACCGGGCAGAACGCTATCTATTGCGCTGGTGTGTCCGGCCAAAAATCGTTGATCTATAAAGTGACGATTCAGGAAACCGGGCAGCTTGACACTCCTGTTGTTGCAGGGGAACTACCTGTCGGTGAAAAAATTACGTCGCTTACGTCGTACCTCGGGTACATCCTTATCGGCACCAACGAAGGGTTCCGGTACGCAACACCAGACGCACAAGCAAACCTCGTGATGGGTCAAACAATCAGCACACCTAACCCAGTGTTGTGCGCTGACGGCCACCAACAGTATGTCTGGGTAGGGTTCTCTGATTTCACGTCAGAGAAAACAGGCATTGGTCGGGTTGACCTGTCACATTTCGTTGATGTGAACGTACCTGCGTCCGCATCAGACCTGATGTACACAGGGCAGGGCGACGTGCAGAGCGTGACGACGTTCAATTTGAAGCAGGTGTTTACTGTTTCCGGTATCGGTGTTGTTGTGCAGGATGACAGCACGCTTGTCGAGTCCGGCTATTGCGATACTGGTGCGTGGCGGTGGGGTATTCCTGACCCCAAGTTTTTGTCGTTTGTTGATTTAGAAATGGAATCGTTGAATGGTTCTATCGATGTTGATTTTGCCTATGACGGCGGGAGTTATCGTCGTCTTGGTACGGCAGATAGTCAAGGAATACAAGCAGACACCCTGACGGGGTTGGATGAACAGTTCCGTCAAGCGTCGTTTAAGTTGACGTTGAATCGTGACACAGCAACGGTGACTGAGGGGCCGGTGTTGGGTCGTTGGCAGGCTCGTGCGATTCCGTGTCCGTCACGGTCAGAGTTGTTCCAGATACCTGTGTTGTTGCATCAACGGATCAACAGGTTTAATCGTGAATACAATGTCGATGTCAATTTTGAGTTAGCGAAGCTGCGGGATTTGGTGCATAACCCTCGTGTGATCCAGTTTCAAGAGGGTTCAGTGGCGTACCGCACCATTGTGGAATCAGTAGAGTGGACTCCGGTTGACCAACCGAACGATGATTTTATTTTTGATGGAACAGCGACGGTGACGTTGCGTTCACTTGTGGAGTAATTATGGCTAAGACACGTAGGAACTATTCGGGCACGTCAGTGTCTACGACTATTGTCGCAGGCATCTCGGCTGTGAGCACAGCGTCGTTTGATGTTCACGATGCGACGAATTGGCCGTATGGTACTGAACCGTTTACGATTGTGGTAGATCCTGAAACGGCCAGCGAAGAAAAGCTGTTGGTGACTCGTACAAACATCAGCGACGTAGGTATCAACATTGTTGAGCGTGCGTTTGATGGTACGTCTGCGGTTGAGCACGCTAGTGGTGCGACGACGTTCCCTGTGTTCACAGCGTTGGATGCTGATGAGGCGAACGAGTTGACTTCGGTGTGGGAAGCGAAGGGTGACATTGTTTCGCATGGTGCTTCAGCGTTTGAGCGTGTGATTGTCGGGGCTGATGACACGGTGTTGATTGCTGACTCTTCAGCTGCGTCTGGTTTGTCGTGGGGTCAGGTTGGTTCAGATCAGATATCTGCGGGTGCGGTGACTGAAACTGAGTTGGATTCGTCGGTTGTTCAGCAGTTGGTTCCTGTGGGGACGATCGCTGCGACGATCAGGTCGTCTGCTGATGCTGGTTGGGCGTTGATGGGTACGACGGTCACGAACGCTGAGAATAATTATCCGGCGTTGTGGGCTGTTGCTCCTGCTGGTTGGCAATCTGGGTCTGATCTTGTGTTGCCTGATATGTCGGATCGTTATTTGTCTGGTAAGTCTTCGACGGACACGTTGGGTGCTGAGGTCGGGTCGAATGATGTGACGTTGGCTACAGCGAATTTGCCGTCGCACACGCACTCTGGGCCGAGCCACAGTCACACGATTAATCACGGTCACGGGCACAACATTCAGGCTGGTCAGAGTGCTCATACGCACAGTGTTGACCCGTCTTCAACAAGTGTGACGATTAATGCGAATGATTTGGACATGGTGTACAACACAGGGAGTTACACCAACACTAATTACATCGCTACTGATACAAGCATCACCGATCCGTCTGGCAACCACCCGTACTACGTGCCTTCTGCATTTGGCATGGCGGTTGCCAGCACTACGTCACATACCCATACAGGAACAGTTGACATTGCTTCGTTCACGTCAGGGCCAACTGACCCAGCAATCGTAATGTCTGGCGGCGTGACAGATCACAGCGGATCTTCAGGTTCCGCAGGGACAGGTGCTACTGGTGCGACAGGTGACGGCGACTCGTTCAGTATTCAAAGCGCACACCTTGTCGTAAATTTTCAACTCAAAATCTTGTAACGGTGACGTTTGTACCGTCCAGAAAAGGACAGAATGCCCGAATAATAGGGAGGTGAACAACATGATGCGGTCAGTTATTATCACGTTGATTGGTTTAGCGATTACAGCAGTTGGTATTTGGGGATTGCAGGAATGAAGGAACTTGCGGCTGTCACTGAGTTCGTCGGTAACGGCACTGCTGTTGTTGTTGCGTTGTTGTGGGCGAAAGTTGCGTGGCGGGCTGGTATCCAGAGCGGTGCGTTGCTGTTGGTAAGCATTTGTGTGTGGGCGTTGTCGAACTGTTGGTATGCGATTGCGTACTACAACCGTTTGCAGGGTTTAGGTGAATGGTTTGATACCAACTCGGAACAGATCGCAGAAACATTGCAACAAACCTCAATGGTTTCGACTCCGCTGTTAGCGATCTGGGTGCTATCAGCAATGCTGAAAGGGAGACGGCGACGTGTATAGCCTCGGTGATCTTCCTGCGGCATTTCTGGTGTTCACCTCAGCGGCAGTGTTGCTTGTGATTGCGTTCAATTTAGACAGGTCTAACAAAGTGGTAGCGGATGTTGCGTCTGCTTTTGTGGGTGCCGCAGTGTGTGTCACTGCTGTCGGCTCGATCTATCTGGGTTTCGGGTTGGATGCGGCGTTCAATGTTGAGGGTTACAGGATTGGTAACACGGTGAGGCCGTGGGCTAAAGCCATTGGCGGCGTGTCGTCGTTGGTGTCTGCGGGTTACGGCATATCGGTGATGCGTTGGGTAAAGCAGTATCGACGTTCTACTAAGTGGTGACATTTGTACCGTGTAAACTGTTGTTGTGAATACATCGACGTTAAGTATGACCGAGGTGTTGGCGCAGTTCGGTGCCGCATCAGCGTTCGCTGGGGTGCTTGCCACGTTGCTGTGGCGGGTGCTTCGTGAATCGAAAGAAGAACGTGCAACGATTATGAAGATGATGGCTGATGATAACCAGCGAAACATTGAAGCGATGAACGGGCTGAAAGATGTGCTGTCCGACCTGAACTTGAGCGTTCAGTTTGCTATGAGAGATAAGGAAAGGCGTGACCGTATATGAGTTGGGTTGATAGACAGCGTTCAGCGTGGGAAGAATCCGAGTACCGGATTGCGGATCACACTACGTCTAGGGAAATGGATTGGTCACGAGTTCAAAACATTGTGATTCATTACACCGGCGCGCAAACAGTCAACCGTGATACCGCCAAGTTGTTGCAAGATTCTCAACGGTATTACGTCAATAACCGTGGCTATTCGTTGGGTTATAGCGTTGCCGTGGATCAGGACGGTATGTCGTGGGAGATCCGAGGCACTGATTTCATTCCGGCAGCTAACAAGAATTACAACGGTGTGACGTGGGTAATTCAGGTGTTGGTTGATTGGCAGGATGGTTGTAACCGGAAGATGGTTGAGACTGTCCGTAACCTTGTTTGGTTTGCCCGTCGCAAAATTGGTCGTGATGTGCCTGTTATTGGTCATCGTGATATTGGTTCTACTCGTTGTCCGGGTGACGGCGTGTATATCCAAGTACAGAACAAAGTGTTTGAACCTCAGACACAGAACCCATTAAAGGAATTTGAGATGCAACTCGTTAATCCACCTGTCCGTGCGTATGACTCTCGTAAAGGCGATGGTTCGTTCGCTGATGAGGAAACTCGTAGTGTTCAGACCGGCTATCAGGGTGCGGTGTTTGTGAACGTGACTGTTGTTGGTGCTAATGGCGACGGGTTTGTCACTGTGTGGGGTGACGGTGCTCGTCCTGATGTGTCGAACGTGAACTATGCGACGGGTGACACCATTGCTAACTCGGCGTGGGTGCCTGTTGCTAACGACGGCACGATTCAGGTGTACTGCTATCGTGGTTGTGACATCTTGGTTGATGTTCAAGCGTGCTCTAAGTAAGGAGAGAACGATGAAGAAGGTTATTGATAACAAGATGGCTAAGTCGTGGCTGAAAGTGTTTGGTTCGACTGTTCTTGCACTGTTTCTTGCAGATGGTGGCGACGTTGTTGGTGTGGGCTGGGGTGATCTTCGTACTTATCTTGCCGCTGGTATTGCATCGATTCTTCCGTTGGTAATCACTTGGCTTGATCCGTCTGATGCACGGTTCGGCAAGATTGCTTCTACTGATTCCGAGGCAACCGAACAGTAGGGCAGTTGCACAGTCGCCCGAAAGGGTGTATGCTGTGCTTTATGAACACAAAAAAGAAAGAGCTAGTCAGCCCTCTTGCTGACCGGCCAACAACTATTCCCCTTGATAACGGGGCACCTGTCACAGTAGGTGACGAGATCAGCGTTCATGGCGAAGGCCGTTACAGAGTGAACGCTATTCGTCCTAACGGCGAACTGAACTGCTGGGGCAAGATCGATTCCAATGGTCTTGCGAAGCAGGGTTCTATGCGTACGTTCACTACAGCACAGATCAAAACTGTGCATGTGAAGAAGCGTATGCAGGACACGCTTCGTGCGGAGGACACGCTATGAGCCAGCGCGAATTGGCACGTCTTGCTAAAGAGTGGTTCATTGCTCACGGCATGTCAGGTAAACAGAACTTCGCTGAGTTACAGCACACTCACGATCTTGACGACGATCAAATGATGATTGTCATAGATCATTTCAACAGATGTGTTCGTCGTGTCAAACAGGAGTTGTTCCGATGAGCCGTTCAACTGTCCCGAAACCTGAGCATGGTTCCCTTGAATGGTTGCGGTTACGTCACCGTGACAGCATCGGTTACCCCGTTGTGTCCGCATCTGAGTCTGCCGCTGTCCATTCTGAGCATCGTTTCAAAACGAAGTATGCGTTGGGTGCAGAGAAGCTGGACGCTGAACCTGTGGTGACTGTGCAGAACAGGGCTATGGAGCGTGGCACACGCCTTGAACCTGTGCTGGTGGAGTGGGTTGCTGACGAGATCGGTCAGCCTGTCGTTGAGCCTGTTGTGATGTACACGTACGCCACTAAGGATGCGTCGTTGATCGCGACGTTGGATGGTGTGGTCGGTGACATTGAGAACCCTGAACGTGTCGTTGAGATCAAGACGTATAACAAGACGTGGGATGAGTCAGCCGATCTTGACGGCTACGGCCCGTTGCCTGCGTACTGGTATTGGCAGGGTGTCCATCAAGCGATCTGTGCTGGTGTTGACGAGGTGTTGTGGGGCGTGTTCGACCGCACCCTTGATCTGCACTTGTACACACAGCATGTGGATAACGCTGTGAAGGAACGTCATCTTGCGGAGGTCGCAGATTTCTGTCGTCATGTAGCGACTGGCATTATCCCTGACGAGTGGGAACACACGTATGACGACATTGCTCAGTCGTTACCTGTTGATGAGGAGCCACGCCGGATAGATGAGCATGAGCCGTTGATTGCACAGTTGCGTGCGGTGCAGGCAGAGAAGAAGGAGTTGTCTGATCGTGAGGACGAACTGAAAGCCCAACTTGGGTTGGCGTTGGATGGTTCCACGGTCGGCATGATTGGCAACGATGTGGCTGTCACTTGGAAACAGCAGTCACGGGCAGGGTTCAACACAAAGTTGTTTGCCAGTGAACACCCTGATCTTTACAGCAAGTATCAGTCAACTAGCACTTACAGGGTGCTTCGCCTTAAAGGAGGCAAATGATGGATGAACCGAACGCAGAGAAGTTGCGTCTCGTTTTAGATAAGTATGCGGTGCCTGACCCAAAGATTGTCGGCAAGCTCCCACGGGGCAACATCCAGTTGGATTATGTGGGTCATGCTGAGATCACTCGCATCTTGACTGAGATCGACCCGTTGTGGAAGTTGGAGCCGTTGAAGATCGATGACGACGGTCTGCCTGCTTACAGGGTGGAGAACGGTATGGCTCACATGATGGGTGCGCTGACCTTGTTGGGTCACACCCGTTTGGGCATTGGCTCTGCACCTCACAACAAGCAGGATTTGTTCAAGGAGTTGTGGTCGGATCTGATTCGTAACACGGCTATGAGGTTCGGTATCTGCACATCGTTGTGGTCGAAGGACGAGTGGGGTGGCGAGTCTGATGTTACGCCTGCACCTAAGAAGAAGGCACCAGCGAAGAAAGCTGCACCAGCAGCACCAGCAAAGCAGGTGGACGACACACAGCAGGTTGACCCTGCAATGCTTGGCCGGTTCCAAGCTGCGTGTGATGTTGCCCATATCCCAGTTGAGCAGGTCACGTTCCATGCGGGTGTCGATCTGAACACGGCAACATTGGAGGATTTCCACAAGTTGCGTGAAGCGTTAGAAGAACTCAAACAGAAAGTAGAGGAACAGAAATGAATCGGATAACTGTTACAGGGAACATTGGTCGTGACCCTGAACTGAAGTATTCGCAGTCGGGTATGGCGATCTTGAAGTTTTCGTTGGCCGATAACTATGGGCGTGACGAGAAGAAGGTGACGATCTGGCATAACGTGACAGCGTTCAATGATCTTGCTGAGAACGCTGCCGCTTCTATCGGTAAGGGCGGTCGTGTCACTGTTGAGGGACGTTTAACTGAAGATAACTACACGAACAAAGAGGGCGTTGAGGTTAGACGATATTCAATTTTGGCTGACGATATTGCTTTGTCGTTGAGGTTCGGCGGTGCCGAGGTTGACCCGATGCCTGTCCGTAAGCAAGCACAAACTGAAGAGGAGCCGTTCTGATGAACAAAGTGCATCTAATTGCTAAACCTTTCCGTAACAGCACATGCCCGTATATGTTTGTCGGCAACTTGGATATGAGAACGGTGCGCCATTTCTACAAGGTGATGCGCCGTGACGGGATGCAACCGATAGCGGCTCGTCGCACGGTGTACCAGTTGTTGTCTGCCGGTCGTGCGTCGCTCAGCAATTTTGAGCTTGACGCAGAGTTGAACGATCCGTATTTGATGGATGCGTTCTGATGTCGAAGAACAAGGCGAAGGGCACTTCGTTTGAGACTGACATTGTTCGGTTCCTTGCTGACCACGGCTTCCCTCATGCGGAACGCCGTGCGTTGGCAGGAATCAACGATCTCGGTGATATCACAGGCACCCCTTGCCTCGTCTGGGAGTGCAAGAACCATAAAACATTGAAGTTCAGTGAGTGGCTGGAGGAAACCGAGGTTGAACGGCAGAACGCTGACGCAGATTACGGTGTGTTGGTCGCTAAACGGCGTGGCAAAGGTGACGCTGGCGAACAGTATGCGGTGATGCGTGTCGCTGACATTGTGCGCCTGTTGAAACAGGCCGGATACTAATAAAGGAGGCATCGTGAGATTGCTTCAAGCATTGTTGGCACTGATTGTTACGGCGATCAGTGGAATTCTGGGCACAGGTGATGTGCCTGACGGCTGGGAACAGGACGTGAGAGCCGCTGTGTTGGCTTCTACGGCCACAGAACCGCATCAGGTTATTCCGCAGGGGTCAGAGTATTCTGTGACCACTACAACGCCTGTCAGGGTGCGTGCCACGGTGCCTTCGTATGAGGGTGAGGGATGGGTTGAGCCACGCTACGACGTTGATCCGCTTCCGGGCATAGAGAACGCACGTTGTGGGGATTGGTGGCAAATGGCTGTCGAAGTGGGCTGGCCTGTTGAGTGGCTACCTACGTTGGATGACATCATGTGGCGTGAGTCCCGTTGTCAGGCAGAAGTGCGGTCGTCAACAAATGATTACGGGCTGATGCAAATTAACTGGGCGGCTCACGGTGCACGCCTTACAGATAAAGGTGTCAGCAAAGGCATGTTGTATGACCCGAGAACGAACCTCACTGAAGGTTTATGGATCGCAGAGTACGCCCGTGAACATTACGGATGCTGGTCACAGCCATGGAAGTGGTCGGGTGAACGATGCTGACGTGGATCAGTCGTGCATCATGCGCTGGCGAATCAACCGAGACGTTCTACCCACCAAAATTAGGCACATACGAACACGATCACGAGACACGTCGGGCGTTAGCGATGTGTAAACAGTGCGAAGTTGTGGACGAGTGCCTTCGATACGCTATCGACAATGTTGAGGTAGGCATTTGGGGTGGCACCACTGAGGGGCAACGTCGCCACATGAGGAACGGTACACAACCGAAACGTCGCGGCCCGAAACCTCAAATAATTACCGGGCTGGACACTCTGATTGACGTATGAGCCGATAAAACAGTTCCCCGCCCCGGAGAAAGAGAGAGCTAACGACAGGGCGAGGAACTGCGATCATGTTACGTGACAAGAAACAGTGATGCAACCAGCTAATAACAAATTTGTATCTAAATCAGGTCACTTCCCACAAGACCGCTTGACGACCCGACACGTTCTCTGCGGTAGCGACAGTGCCATCAGCGTTCAGAACGGCTCTCATGCGCCTGTGGTGCTCTCTGACGGTACGTATCGCCCGTCGTGCCTGCTCGTGGCGTGCCCACAGTCCACGATCCACCATTGCAGACGCAATCTGATCGTCAGTAGCACACCCGCATTGCTTCACGTAGTCGATGATCGCTAAATGTTTGTCAGTCAGCTTGTGTGACAGCGCTTCTGCGGCTCGTCGTGACGTGTTCGGGTCAGTGTTACGTGCCTCAAACAAGGTGGGTTGCGTAAAGTTGTCGCTCATTCTGTCACCGCCATAATTGCACAACTCAAAATTTCCCATCCGTGCTCAGTCAGTCCGTCATCCATACCGTCTGCCCACCAATACGAATTCATCACTAACGCAACATCATCTTCTAAATCAGGGTAGGCAACCTCGCCATCATCTGTGTCAGTTACCGCACACTTGTGTTGCAGCAACGCTTCACGTACATCGCTCTCGCAGAACAACGATCCAGACCATTGGAACTTGCGTCGCAATGCGTACAACACAGTCAACGCTTCATCCTCAGTCAAATGATCAATCAACGCTTCAGCGTCTTCATACTTCATTACTTCTCTCTTTCTCTATGTTGTGAACACCGATAGGTGTCCGTTACGTGACGTTAAAACACGTTCACCATTTCGTTACCCGAATTGTGATCCGGTTTCTGTACTTGGATGAACACATGGTACATGCGTTTCTTCACACCGTTACCGTAACGCTCATCCAACACGCGAGACGTAGACATATTGACAACAATCTTGCCGAGCTTCCCATCTTCAGTGTGTCGTTTACCGGCTTCATACACCGACTGCGCTTCAGATTGTGTGAACTCGCCATCGAGTTGCACCCATTGACCTTCAGCACTCGCAGCTATGTCGGTGAACACTTTGCCCCAACGCTCATACGCAGTACCTTCACGTTGTTTACGTGTAGGTGGTGCTTGACTCACCTTCCATGTCACTTGCATATCGTTATCCATGTCAGTTACTTCCCATCTCTAACGCAGTCAACATAACGTCTTTAGGAATCATCGTCGGCTCTTCGTCATTGTTCCTAAACAATGCGTACGTCGGGTGATCGTCAAGGTAACCGAAGAACATCTCGTATGAGTCTTCGTCAATTTCCCAACTAATCGACGGATTGTCGTCACGCAGTCGGCTTGTATCTACATTCATTACTTACTCTCTTTCTCTTATTGGTCAATTTCTACGTATTCAATAGCTTCCCACAGCAACTCGGCCATATCAGCCTCATGCACACCACGCAAAGGTTCGTGACCACCACGATACGACGACCCAACGGTACTCCAACTGTCACAACAGTCACATTTGCGCTCAACCTCAACCGAATGACCGACGTACCCATACTCAAGAATGTTCATCAAAGACTCACGAGCACACTCGATAGCGATGTCATCCATATCGTCGGCAGGTTGCCACCATACTGTGTCGTAACGTGTTGTCAACAGACGAGCACGACCATCAAAACTCTCAGGTCGCTGAGTAGTACACCCATACCGATACGAGTGAGGCTTGGCACTCTCAATCTTCCCATACCAGTCATCGTCACGCAGGTCATAAAACTCGTCAGGCTCTTCACGAAACGTGAACCTAAACGTACCGTCAGCACACTCCCATGTGGGTTGTTGACCTGCCATCAAGCTTTCAATGAGTGAGTCTTCTGGCACGTTGTCAATATCGGTTAGTAGCATTATTTCTCTCTCTTTCTTTCGGGGTGCATCTCCCCATGTTTCTTAGGTCGCTCAAAATCGAATCGTGTATCCCATGCCCATAGCATCACACGTAGTACCGCTAAAAGAAATAGGAACGCTAACCCGATTTTTATGTCAACAATCTGCTCGTCAGTTAGGTGACCGATCACGACTCGTCTTCCCACCATTCGGTCGGCATTAGCATGATCGCACCCTCATGCCAGCCGATATGGATACCGTCGGCACACACGTTGTCGTTTAGCCATTCTAAAGCTTCGTCGGCCTGCCAGTCCATGTCATGTATCATGTCGTCTAAACTGTCCATGTTCGGCGTGTAGCCATGCCATCCGCAGTCTTCGGCTAGGTGAAATAACTTTATGTAGACGTAGATACCGTTATGGTCGCTAATGACTTGACCAATGTCGGTTGCATCCCACATAATGTCGGTTGTTTTGCTACTCATTGTGTTTCTTTCTCTCTTTCTCAAACTAGGTTCAATGAACCTTGACTAATCATCGTACCGTCAATTTTTGCATTGTAAATAGAACGCTCAGTAATAATTTCGTATCGCCATTCTCTACCGATAATTCTTAGCTCGGTGGATTCAACTAATTTGTTCGTCAGTCGCCACGCAATAACACGCTCACCATCTACTTCGTCGCCTAGCCATTGTGGTGGCAGTCGATAGTCAATAACATTCGGTCGATATGTTGTAGTCATTTCTCTCTCTCTTTCTCTTCGTGTTGGCTACTAGATAACTGCCATATCTTGAAGAACGTGTTTCTTTGCACATGACTTGCATGTTTCGGGGTGAGTGCCACTATCTGCGAGTAAGTGTTTACCCTTGACCCGATCACAAAATTGGCACATAAATTTACCGTCGGCATCTAGCCGATCAAGGTACGCTATGAGTGAGCCTAACTCTTTCTTGAACTCGTCTAGTTTCGGGTTGTTCGCCATAATTGTGTCTCTCTTTCTATTTGTGTTGTAGGTCGCAGCTATTCGGCTGCGCCTAACATCATTTCGTAACGTGTCCGTGTTTCGTCGGTGTCGAAGTTTACGACTGCGTACTCTTCGTCTGGCATGTCACCCCAACACGGAAACCGAACACCATCTATCGTTCGTACTCCATTAGATAGGAACCTATCTAGCCAGATATTTGCTGCGTCGTCTATCGTTTCGACTTCTACAATGTCGCTACCGTTGTACGAATAGCCACCATAGAGATGGAATGTCGCCATAGTTGTCTCTCTTTCTCTTCGTGTGTTGTCTGCGAGTTCGCCTCATCAGTACCGCAGTAACTATCTGACGGTAGACCACCCCAAAAGCTGCGCTACTAGGGATAGTTTCGGCATGTTTAGCTATAATCGAACACGTAAGTGCTACCGTCGTATTCTTTTACGTCGCACTCTATTTGCAAATCATGCCCCATAGATGCCCAGTCAATATGATGACGGTAAGGTTCCGGCAAATCATGGCTATTTACACCACAACCATCTAGATAGTCGCCGTACGCCATGCCGATATCTTGATCGGTGTAACCATCACACACAAACATGAAACAGTCTTGCGCTTTCGATACGAACTCGTCGGGGTCGTTGGGAATGTTTGCGTGAGATTCGTTCGCCCAATATGCGCGCACAACATCCATATAATCGGCGTGCTCTTCAACCTCACGCCAAAACGCGACACGCTCCACAAACTCGGCAGGTGACATCTCTTCCGGCCTAAAATAGTCAGACTCCACGTCTAAACACCAAAACTCATCAGATCCACACCGAACACACCTAGACGGCACACTCTCGGCACCCTCATCGGCATACCACCTACCCGAACTGCCACCATCATGGCAACCCAAACACCCAATCCATGCACTAGCAATATCATGTGACTCTAGTGTTGTTTCCATATGTATATCTCTCTTTCTCTTAAAGCTGCAAAAACTTTGCAACACGATCTAACGAAACCTCATAGTAGTGGCGAACATGGGCAGACTCCCACTCATCCCACTCCATCAACTCTGCGTGAGCATCCCACACATCATC